CCTTATAAACTTAAAATCAAAAGGTGTCTTGAGCCCTTATAAAAAGTTCTAAGGGAAAACAAAACATACCAGCCGACTTATTCAACATGCAATAGGTTTCTTTCATACCAACTGGGTTACCAAGTACCAGTTTTCTTCTTGTTTCCTTATGAAACAGGGCTTACAGACATTTGTTTTACAACAAACCGATAGGCATGAAATTGACTCATTACACGAGCGTCAGGCGTTTATATGCATTATTTTCCCTAAAAATAAAACTAAGGGATAAGAACTCATAAATAAAATTTAATAATAAAGCGTGAATCAAAGATTGTATCATCTAAAAGATAAGAATTCACTAAAAGGATAAGATAAACGGTTGCTGTTTTAAGAGACTTGTTTAAATTTTGTTGCCCTTTATTCAAGGGCGAAGTTTTCGCCAGGATAGTTAAGCTTAGCGCCAGCAACATTTCGGAGTCGATCGAAATAAACTGTCGGAACACCAACGAAATGGTGAAGACGTGCACCAGGTGCGGCATGTCGAAAGATTGTCACATACAAGGAAACTTCTTCATCTGAATTGTTCCAAAGACCGAGGAAACCAGTTATCATTGGACGGTAACTAAGGGTTCCAGTTGTTGAAAACGGTTTAACATTAGAATAACGTACCGGATTGATGTAAGGAACAATGACTCGGAATTTCGAAGGAACTTGGGCAGTCGAAAGAGGCAATTGACTGGCTACAACTTGTGAGTTGGTAGGAAGCGTTGCACCAAAGGTGTTAGGGTAAAAATCGCCAGTAAGATAAGGAGCAGGAAGCTCCGAAACCAAACTTTCGAAATTCAACTCATTGTCTGAATCCATTGCCGAATCGTAAACAATTGTGCCAAAAGTTGTTCCGACGCTTCCATTGTTGTTAGAACAGTTGATAACCACGTCATAAACCGCGTCACCACTCCAGCCCATAAACATTGTAGAGAGTTGGTTGAACATGTCTCCTGGAATGTACTCGGTATTATCAGCTTCATTGATGAGCATGCAAGGCAGATTTTCGAAATACCTCGAACCAATAGTTCCTGCTTTCGCAAGTAAAATTTGGCTAGACTTGAAAATGACGGGCCGATTGAATTGATCCGCGAAGCTTCCCATTTTACTCTTTGGAATTTTCATGTTCACCAAAGGACTAACAGCGGTAACACTGTTTTGTTGCTTCGGAGAAACAGGTTTCTTCTTTGAAGTGGCGGCTTGAAAAGTCGATGTACTAGGAGCCTTTGCGTCTGGTTTTTGAGTTTCACCACCAACATGAGCCTCACCAACTACTACTTCTTCGAATTCGCTTTCTTTACGAGCAAAAGGAGGATCAATATGGCGATCAAAACTCATTCCAGGACACGGAGAAAACCTGTTAACTTGAAAATCTGAAGAAGCGCACTTCCAAAGATTGAAATAAGGGGCTTTCGTAAGCGGAACGTTGATACCAGAGACACTAGTAACTTGCCAAATAAAGATAGTTCCATTGGACGTTCTTGGTTGAGGATCGGCATGATACAAGTCATTTTCTTGTTGAACGAGGTCAGAACGGATTTTCCATTTGTGCGGATTAACATCCGGACACTCAAAAAAGAAATCACGATGAGTACTGTCAAACGTGTGATAGATGGTAGGATACTGGATGGCTTGTTTGAAGTTGGGCGCTTCAGTTGGAAATTGCCCATACAAAAAAGTGTAAGCCATACGAACAGTAATTTCTCGAGGGCCTACCAATTCATGTCGGAAACGTTGACCTCCATGCCACATCATATGGTTATAATAAAGATATTCAAGTGGCGTGATTTCATAAGGAGTATGACCGTCAGCAATTGGTGTAGCCCCTTGATTGATAGAGCGAGGTGACATATCTTGTTTCAGCAAAATTTCAGCTTCTCCAGCGCCGTCTAAACACGAATCAACAGAAATAATCACCGGCTTATGAGCGAAAAAAGCATGAGAACATTCATCCAGAGTGATCTGAGAATGGTCGCTAGTGCCGTGATGTGTTCCAGTTGATTTGTCACCAAGAATAACGGTAGGTTGTCCGTCGTCAAATGCGGGTGCAAACAGTTCACCGTTCCTAATAGCTTGAGCAGGTCCAGAGTGAGCCACGGCTTGGGGCACCACATTTCGATAAATTTCTTCACTAGGAGCCGTTAAAGCATCATATGCTGCCAAAGGATTCTCACAACAAGGTGGGATATTGATAGGAACGTAGGTTTTCAAGTTTCTGATAGAAACGTGAGTAATAACAGTAACAGGTTTTGCTGAAGTTACTGGATTCTGCACGTCTTGAAACCAAAGTATCACATTTCCCATAGTTGGAACAACTTGTTGGTACATATCCTGAAGAGAAAAATAATCCAGGATGTAGGAATAAGGCACCATGAGCTCTTGAGGCTGGTTGCTCGCTACGTCAATTTCGATATGAGGCAAACTAGTAATCCGCATGAGGCTTAGAGCAGTTGTTGCATAACCATAGGGCACAAAGACCGCGAACATTTTTCCGCCAGAAAAAGCACCAGTGGTTACAACAAAGCGAAAGACGAAGTCGCAACTAAAATAACGACCTTTAACGACTTGCATGGCAGCAGGTCCTTTAATGACATCGATCGGAAGGTTCCAATTTTGAAGGTTAGTACCTGGGCTAGCGCTGTTAATAACGTCTTTGCTCAATTGGTACCATTTTTCAGCTAAAGGATCAGCTTCAACTTTCGGAACGGTCCGGTTATGGATATGACCAGGTTCTTTAGCAGTTTTCTTCGTATCGATAGCTTTTGCTTGATCAGCATCAACGTTATCAATAACGGTGGCGGCGACAGGAGCTGCAGGAGCTATCAAGTCTGTGGGTTCAGGGCCACTATGAGCGAAAACCGCGCCAAGAAATTCTTCGGCAACTTCAATAATTTGAGTAGTTGCGGATTCAATACCTGGTGGTTGGGTGTCAGTTGGCGCACTGACAGGCGTTGGGCTTGGATTGGTAGGCCCATGCAAATCATCTCCTACCCCTAGATGGAAGGGGCCGATGTTAATGCCGAAATGAGCATTGACCCACAGTTCAGGGAGATCAATTTCCATTTCTTGTTCTTCTTCGGTTTCAGCTACCTCGTCATGAGGAGCAATAGCACAATGCTGTAAATTTTTAGGCTGCATGATTGTATTTGGTTGTGGGAATACCACAATTTGTCGTAAACCTCTTTCGTTTCGAAGGACAGAAATTCCAGCTTGTTCTTCTATCCGTTCGGGAATCAGTCTGGGGTTCAAAAACCGATTCCTAAATGTTTCATAATCGAAAATTTGCTCTTGTCCAGCTGGCAATAGGGACATGAGCATTCGTCGTTGTTCGTTGAAAGTTGGTTCAGTAACAGGCATATCGCCGTTATCTCGCATATTGCCTCGAAAAAATGACCATTGCAATGCTGAATTCAAAATTTGTACTAAACCTTCCGGTGAAGGATCCTTAGTATAGGAAAGTTGATCAAGCAACGTATGGAACGTCACGAAGGGAACATATCCCCACAATTCATCAGACCAAAGGATTTGTTTTTTGCAAAATTGAACATCAACAGGTAACACGAAGTCTTGAACAGCTTCATCTTTCTTTGCCGGTGTAATAACGACATTAAGTTTCGCCAAAGAAGCTTCCACAGCGGTAAAGTGAAACCTATCCTGAATAGAAGGATGGATGCAAAGAATGGTATCATCACCATTGAAAACGCAACGAACCAATTGTTTGAAATCAGAAGGTTGACATTCTGGAAAATTGTCGAAAAACGCATATGCTGAGAAAAGGCTAGCAACGTAGGTATTAAAATCAGATGTTCCTTTCATACCTGAAGGGTTTCCATGGTCGCGATACCAACAATTCTTTCCGACAACCATCATAGATTGACACATCATCAACAAATAAGCATAACGGCGTTTCCAGGTGGTTGTTCCATAATCTTTGTAATACCGTGTCGTGAAACGAAGGTAAGATTCGAAAACTTGCCACAATTCCGTAGCTTCCATAGATTTGTAATCCAAGTCCACTAGCTTTTGATATTTGTGAACAGAGAACAAATGGTTGAAAACAATATGCCATTCTCTAGATGCTGGATCAATTCCAACGGTACTTGGTGTTGTTAGACATTGTTTGTGGAGATAATCCATGAAATCGCCTAGTACTTGAGTTCCAAGAATCAGTTGTTCGATAGGACTTATTTGAAAAGTTCGAGTTAAGCCTTCGCGCACTTTTTTCAAAGTTCGAGTTTCGTCTTTCATACAAGGCAAGATAACAGTCATTGGAATAATTCCAGAATCAATTAAGCCTGTTATGTAAGAAACTGACGCAACAAGATCGAGAGCGGGCAAGTGAAAAGCACCCATTTCATCATCAACCAAAGGCATCAAATCCTTACGTTTACAAGTCCAACCAAAACCAACAGAAGCATCAGCAGGGACACTATTGACAGCCATTTCGAGAGACCATTCTTTCAAAGGTAAAACAGGAGCCGGATATAAAAGGTCAACGGCAGCTTCAGCTTTTCGAAGGAGACTTTCTGGCATAGGATTTCTCCTTATACCATACTTAGCTTCTTGATTGAAAATGAGTTTTGGGTCAAGATTAGCAGGAGCTACTCGACACGGAAAGTCTGGAAAAGCATCTTTGAAGACAGTGGGTTTCATCTTGGTGTTTTTTGGATTACTCATCATTTTGTCGATTTGAAAAAGCGGTGGTAAGGCCGGATCTGGACTCGAAGGTTGTTTTTCAGTTATAGAAACTGTGTAGCGAGAGGGATTATCTTCCCCCATATGAGCAAAAATGGCAATGCTTTCTTCTGGTCCAGCCATGTACATTTCATCACTAGGAGAAACATTCAAGTACGGAAATAGTTCTTCAGAAGATAAACGAGCAAAGAAAGATTCACCATTCGGAGTTCCACCAACGTAAAAGCCAATAATCTTAGGCTGGCCGTTAGGAAAACCCCAAGCTATAGCTCCACAATCTCCAGCAGTTAGAGGAGTCGTCAAATATGAAATGAAAATAGACGTAGCACCAACACGACCATTAAAGTTATTGTAGGTCATGCCTTTATAACTGTTTCCGGCAGTTCCAGGAACGATTTCTTTTGCAAAAGCGGCGAAAGCGCGACCAGGCAATTTTCCCATAATAGCAGCATCCTTATTTTCACAAAAGTAAGAAAGTCTTTTCCCACAAATGCGAATTTCAGGTATCTTGATGAGCAAACGCAAGATAGCAAGATCGTTGTTACGATCTGGAATTTTGAGAGTGTTGCTTTCTATGAAAACTTGAGTTTCCATTTGGTTTCCAGCCAAATTGTAGCGAACAGTGACGAATTTGTTATATTTCCATTCACCATTGCTATCTTTGAAAAGATGTGAAGGAACAACCACGGTTTGCGCATCGAGAAGAAATCCGTAAACGCTGTTATTATCATAGATAACACGCACTTGCCCATCGACAACCCTTTTAACAAAAACATCTACAGGGTTTGGTGTTTCACTTTTCGAGTGAGCCGTCAATTGTGAAGAAACCATTCGTGCTTGAGCTATTTGTTGTTGATGTGCTCTTTGCAGATTATGTGGCCCACGGGGGCGTCCACCATAATGAGCTTCAAGAGGAACACTAGTAGCTTTATAGGCGTCCCAGATGTGTTTAGCACCATAAGCTAACAAACCAACCAAAGGAGCACCAATAGCAAAAGCAAGAATAGTTCGAAGGATATGATGGTCCTTTTCACCCAAATTATTGGGTTGCCAATCGTTGTTAAAAGGTCTCACCTCAACTTCGGTGAATTGCGCCAAGAGATCTTTGGTATAAGCAAATTGTTCAGAGGCTAAATTTTTGTTCTTCTGAGCACGTTCCCGAGCCAAAATGGAAACATACTTAATAAAGCCAGTGAAAGTGAGCGCAGCAGAATTTAAATTCAAAGCTGCACAACCTGCTTTGTGAGTTGGACAAATGAGGTCGTTTATCGGACCTTGTAGATTAGCATTGTAATTTTCGACTTGAGCAGGAGAAGGTGGAACACTGTGAACAAGAGCAAAAAGAAGGTGAGGGAACTCACATTTTCTTGGATCTTCATTCAAATAGTTGTAAAATTCAGGTCCAACCATTTTACCAGCACAATAACTAGGATTACGGTAAACAAGAACGCGAATATTAGTTCGAGGCCAAAGAGCAGAGTAATTCTTGAACGTCGGAATAGCCGTAGGGTAGAGGTAGTTAGAAGCCGCTACACAATAGGCAACATCAAGATATTGATCCTTTCGTTCAATGGAAGCACCAGCAGGCTTAAAATTTCCATCAGCCAATGCCATGTAAGTAGCCACTTGTTCTTGATTAATCAAATCAGTAGAGCCGAACAATTCAGGAAAATAACATCCTACAGCATCTCCATAATTCTCCCAAAACTTCTCGGGAGGAACATCATAGGTAAGGTTCGGACGATCTTGGCCAGAAAAACAAGCACCCAAAAAGTAACACAATTGCCTTCCGGCTAAGGTTTTACCAATTTGAGGTGCTCCCGTTAAACTGATCATCAAGGGTTTTCGAGCAAACAAGATAGTCTTGACTTGACCTTCCGCAGATGTAATTTTGGTTTTAAAATCAGAAAGTTCTTTTTCGGCATGATTAGCCCAACCTTCACTGCAATGGAGATCAAGATATTTTTTAGCTTCTTGATGGAAACGAGTAGCCGCAGCAACATTTTTACTTGTTGGATTTTTCAAACTTTCTGCATACTCGGCAATCGTTAGCGACATAGTCTTCCAGCGCGAGTTGTGATAAAGAATACTAGTCAAAAGTTGAGGGTATTTCTTAGCACCCAACGATTGAATGGTAACTGGAAGAAGTTCGAAGAAAAATCGAGCTATTCCTGTGATATCTTTAGCAGCTAAATACAAACTTCGCAAATAGCTGAGATGTAAGAAAGAAGTCCTAAGATCAAAAGAATCACGAAAAGCACCAATGAAACAATCAAAACGGTCATTTCCACCATGAGCGTCACCGGTAATTATACGATCCATAACGACTTCATCATCGGAACCGTCTAGATCAGCCATTCGCCTTAATTCATCTTCCGTATAAACAGCATTATCCAAAGCTGTAGTGTCCAGTTGAGCAAAATGTCTTGCAAAGGTATCATCGACTGCATACCTTCTTTCCCTTTCTTCTTGTCGAGCTCTTTCTACAATTGCTCGACTTTGGGCAAAAACACTGTTTCGATTCCTCCTATCTACTTCAAATGTCAAAGGACCAAGGTCTGTTGGAATGCCTCGCATTCTATTGATAGCTGCATTGCGACCCATAGAAATAAGACCAGGCGGTGAAAACATGGTGGTAGCCGATTCAAGTAGCTTAGAAACACCGACCATTACAGCAGCATCCATGACGACAAAAAGACTTACCATGGCGATAGTAATGCCAGAAAAAGCTAGAAGCATTTTTGTAACGGAAGCGTCAGCATCCATGGTATACTTGATAACGGCTACTAAAGCAATCAATGCTACAAGGACGATGGTAGGAGCCCAATCCTTGACGAAATCTCCCACTAAAGAGAGTTTTTCTTTACAAGAAAGAAAGAAAGTTTTAATAGCTGTAGCCATTGAACTGAAGTCAGCAATTGCAGCCATGGTATCTTTCACCATTGAAAAAGCTCCTCCGTGAGCAGTAATAGAACCAGGATCAATCATGTGCATCATCATCGCAACAAAATTTTCAAAATTTGGTTCTTCTTTGAAAAATTCTTGAGCAATGGTATAAATACAACAAAGATGTAAACTAGCGGTTCCACTATGCCAAGTATAATGAGGATTAACTTCATCAGGAGGTTGAATCTGGTATTCGAGAGAACAAAGTTTTTCAATCTGTCCGAGGGTTTCCATGCTTTCACATTGAGGGCAAATGGTTAAACCTCTTCGTTGGAAAGCTAACCATCGATAGTGTTGAGGAATTTCTTCCAAGCCGTAATGAGCATCTCCATCAGTTAATACTTCTTGCTCAACGTCATCATCTTCAGAAATGATTCCATTCTCGCCAGCAACACCCCATTCAATACCTTCCCAGTCAACTTCATCAGCGTTGGTTTCATCTTCACCAGCAACATTCCAATGGATAGTATCATCTTGTTCAGCATTCTCCCAAATTTCTTCGGAAGTTTGCGAAGGAGTTGGAGGTGGAGTGACCCAGTTAAGATCGACCTTTGCTTTTGCAAGAAATTCACCAATCCATTCATCAACTTCATCACCGTCATAGATGACCTCTAAAAATTCGGAAAGTTGACGAGTGTAAACTTTGAGCGTATCAAAGAAATCAGAATCGGTTTTCTTGATGGAATCATTGTAATTTTGAACAAAATGGCAAATAGGTTCTATCTTGAACGGAACGAAACTAGGATTAGTTCTCTTTTGCAAGGCAAAGTCAGGAAGATTGTAATACTCTTTCGAAATCATACAAAACAAATGGAAAAAATCTTGAGTATCCAATTGTTCAAGAAAAACACTTGAAAGAGGAAGCATCTGACCAGTAGCCAAGAAAAGAAGATAGCTGAAAGCTCGTGAAAACTCATCCAGAGTAGTTTCACGGCAGTGATAAAGATCGCCACAAATTTGAATCAAATGTTGAACGTCATAGTTACCAACAAACATCCTAGTTCTAGACTCCAACAAAGTAGGGTCGGAAAGAAAAGGAGGTGAATTAGGTTCAAAGGAAAGATATTCCCTTTCAGCAACTTCAGTTCGAAAAGTGGATTCATTTTTCTTCTGCTTGCGGCGTTTAGCGGCAGCTCGTTTGCGTTGGCGATCCATAATAGGCCTTTGAGGTGTATAAGTGGCCCTTTCTTTTTCGACAGTAACGGCTAATCCGTTAGGGCAAATTTTTCGCATAATAGCAGGATGAATAAAAGTGAAAAAGCCAGGTGAATCAATCATATTGACAGTTCGCGAAGGAACTAAGGTTCGTAATTGAACCATTTTGGTAAAAATTCGGCGAAGATAATCAAGGCAGACTTTACGCGATCTAGGATAAGTGAAAAAAGTAGGCAAATGTTTGTCCAGAGCTTCTGATTTGTCTGAACGAACGCATAAATTAGCATAAAAAGCGGTGGCATAATTAGATTCAAGGCGGCCACGATAAAGCATATCATAAAAAACGCTCATAGGCGAAATAGCTAGAAAATCACTAGGTGTTAATTTATAGCCGTTGGAGGCATACTCCGAAAGACGACGGAGTTCACGATTGACAACTTGAGAATTGTAGTGAGGAACTTCGATGATGGACGAGTCAGAGGTTAGGACAGTCAGAGGATTTGAAGAGTCGGAAATTGAGTTGTACATATTTGGCGTCACATTGAATAACAATTTACTTTATGTAAGTTGAGGATTACCTAAGCACGACCGTCGAACAACATACACTTAGGGTCCATGGGTGTCCGATTACTAATTGAGAACTCATCGGTAAGTGGCGATTCGTTTCATATATTAATTCAACAACGTATAGCAAATATCCAGTTTAAAGTTTCGCTTACGACTTACAATCAGTACCTGTACCGTACGTCAAGGCGATAGAAAAACTCGTCAACAGATTCCGTGAGGAATGCCGAACCAGTGAAGGAACAATGCTAAGTTTAGATCAGAGCATCACTACGTATAATATACTACTAAGGAACCACGATTTTACGCCCAAGAGTGCAGGTCCTCTAGTTACGCCGAGGAAGCGGTCAGTTGATGGTTTGCAGATCCACCGAGCCCAGAACAGGGCTGATTAACCGAGATAAAGTTGGGTACTCCTCGAGCTACCACTTTAATCAGAATTAATCCGAATGAATGTCAATGTTTTACTTGATATTTTCCGGAATCACGTATAAATATCGGTCAAAGACAAACACGCAAGGTAAAAGGAGTCACAAAAAGTACGAATAAATTCGTGTCAATATTCCTATACGCAGGAAAAACGCGTTGGTAGGGACGCCTACCGGCAAACAGATCTAATCGTTTAAGACGACATTTTTGAAGCAAAATATAGATCAGAGCCCTTATATATTCTGCACTTCATAAGGAAGATTTACGAAAATAAACAATAGAAGAAACAAAAATAAGACATAGGAGCGAAAGAAAAGAAATGTCA